AGTGATGTAGCCGTATCGCCATCGGGTAGCGTAAACACGTTGCCCCCTGTGCTAATACGGCTAAAGCGTTCCGACATTACCGTGGCCCCATTTCTTCGGGAGTAAACATTTCAAGCTGCTCCCCGTCACCATCATTATACTTCTCAGCCAACAATGCGTCTTGCAGCTTAGAAATGTTAAACCTGTAAGTGTCGTTTAACTTAATGAACGTACTGTCAGGGATACGTCCCTGTCTAAGCCACGCCCGTACTGTGGACACAGACACTTGGAAGTGCTTTGCCACATCTTCAATCTTACTCAAATCTTGGGTCATTTTTTCCTCACAGCTACGGTGTATTCCGAATCCACGTTCAACCCTTTGGGTACGAGGTCGGGGTTTTCTTCCAAGAATTGTTTTACGTTAGTCTGGTTAAGCCGCTTTTCGTAAAAGTGCGGTACGTCATGCTCCATGATAAAAGCGTTCATGCTTTCCCAATCGCTAGTCCAATACCGCTGCTTAACAGACCTGTAAAATAATCCTTCGGAAGTCCTAACACTATCCACTGCGTGTTCCTTGCAGTGAGATAGGAGAGCCTGTTTAATCTTATCTAGTTGAGCAGATAGTGTACCGTCCTGCTCCTTGAATTCTTTAGAATACGTTTTTGTCAACTTATCCACAGTTACAGTCATTGCATCCTCCGTCTTTTATTATTGATCTGTTGTATATATTAACAATGTGTGTCTAGTCAAGCAAATCTTTGTACAAATCAATTATTTTAGTGTGAATGTTTATACGTGCATCCAACAAACTGTATATACGTTTTTCGGCACTAGAACCTGCTAGCTGCACCACAGTGCATTTATGAGTTTGCCCTGCGCGGTGGACCCTTGCGTTAGCTTGGGCGTAGGTTTCTAGTGAAGGTGTCGGCCCCCACCACACGACTGTGTTCGCTGCGGTCAGTGTCACCCCATGTGCAGCGGCGGCGGGTTGGATAACCAAAATCTTAGGGTCATCTTCTGTTTGAAACTTTTGAAAAATCTCAGTGCGTTTGTGTACTGGTACGTCTCCACGTATTACCTCTGCGGATATCTTGTCTGCCCGTAGCTTTTCGGTAAGCAAATCTATAGTGTGTTTGAACGGCACAAACACCAAAACTTTCTTGCTGCTCTCTGCTATTACTTCTTTTAGGACGCTGTACCTGTTGGAGATATCAAACTGAACTGTCTCCTTGTCATCAGTATAAACCGCGCCACCCGATATCTGTAGTAACTTGCTCATTTGCACGGCGGCGTTCACTGCGGATATCTCTTCACCTGCTGCATTGGTAATCATTTTCTTTCGGAGTTCTTCATAGTAAAACTCTTGCTGCGTTGTTAGCTGCACCTTACGTTTCACGTACACCATGTCTGGTAAGTCCAGACACTCTTCTTTTGTAAAACGTATAGCAGGTTGTAACGCATTGAATACTGTGTCGGTTGCGGTATCCCTTACGGCCCACTTCCACATAGTAGCTTTATACATGACCATATCGCGGAACGCGCCAAAGAACCTAGGAACACCTAGCGGGTTCACCAACTTGGCTAGGCCAAAAGCATCTGTTGGAGACTGTGCGGCAGGAGTACCTGTCATTAACCACAACCACGTATCAGTTTGCAGTAGTCGGTTAAGGGCTTTCCAACGCTTAGTCTGTGCGTTCTTGTAATGCGTAGCTTCATCCACAATAATCAGATCAAAACCGCCAGAGGCTATAGCATCTTCTACAAGTTCTACACCTGCGTAGTTTATTACTACAAACTCGGCATCACCTTCTATAACTGCTTTGCGCTTAGGCTTGGAGCCATAAGCAACGTCTACCCTGCGGTGCATTGCAAATCTAAACATATCGTTACGCCACGCGCTATCCATAATAGATAGAGGGCATATGACCAACACACGGTTAACCTTGCCTTGATTTATAAGGTAGTCAGCCGCCCATATAGCACTAGCTGTCTTGCCTGTACCCTGTTCGTTAAAACAGAACGCACGTTTATTTAACGTGAGAAACGCTGCTGTCTTTTTCTGATGGTCAAACGGCGTGTACTGGCCTGTCCATTTGTAGCGTCTACTGATCGGAGACGGTGCCTTTATCCCTACACTACGTAGCGTATGTACTTCGTCTATGCCCCAGTGTACTATCACTTCGTCACCCTTTAACTCTTTGCTTTTGGGTATTACAGAAGTGATCTGTTTTGGGTGGACTACTGGTATTACCAGAGCCTTATCCTGTAGTATTTGCATGTTGTTCTCCTACTAGGACGCGTCCTAGGACTTTCTTCTTTTAGGGCTACTCATAGCACCCCCTGCGGCTCGGTTCTTTTTACGGCTTTGGACAGTTACCCCGTCCTTATTCTTGCCACCTTTACTTAATGCCTTCTTGTGGGCGATATCCTTACCCTCGCGCTTGTCGGCTTTGCCGTTTTTGTTGGCATCCTTGCCTGTCTTATCCATCTTGCGCCGCGCGCGTTGACGCTCGGAACGAGCCTTGGTTTCACCACGCGCTTTCTGCTGCTGGTATTCTTTCTTATACGGGCGGGGCTTGTTCTTATATCCCATATCAATTCCTTCCGTTATGTACGCACTCTAGCACAGCGCAGTGGTGCCTGCATAACCCACTTGTTCGGGGGTTCCACACATCGTTATCGGCTGCACTTTGCATCTTACCATACTTACTGAGCCACTTCTCCCATAATGTTGAGCTGGAAGCTCTATGGTAGGTATCTTTTACTATAGCTGTACACACAACAAATAGAAGTGCGGCCTTTACGGTATGTACGTTTGGGAAGTGTGCAAACACAGTCAGGGCCATAAGTTCAAGCTGTCCTTTGTCTGCGTACTTAGCGGATTTACCTGTCTTGTAGTCTACAACCCAAGCTACATCATCATCTACTATTACCAAGTCTACTATACCACGGAACCAAACATTATCGTCAAAGAAACCACACGGTTCTAAGTCTGCGGTCAGCCCTAGCTTTTCTTCGCATAGCTTGCGCCCTTGCTTGGCGTTGAGATTATCCATCGCACCCTGCGCGTAGGAATACTTCGCGGGTAAATCCTTACCGTCCCGTATATGTTCTTCACAAGCCAAGTGAAAATCAGTGCCGTATCTCATAGCATCTGATTCAACTACAGGATACTGCTTGAGTATCTTCTCGTGATAAAACTGCTTTGGACACTGCTCAAAGGCTTTGATCTTACTAAAAGACCACGGCGCAACTTTAATCATCTATTGGGGCCTTTGGCTTAAACACGTCCCTTTTAAGACGTTTCATACGTTTGGTCCTAAAAAACCCTATATACTGTTGGTGTCGAACCATGAACAGTCGTGCAAACAGCGCGATAAAATCGTTTTTTATTTTGTACTCATTTCCGCGGGTAACAATGTTAGTTTCCCAACGTACCCTATTAGCTATAAGCCAACCACTCAGGTTGTTGTGACCTCTGCTTATAGCTTCGTTAGTAAAACGCTCAAACAAGGTAAAAAATTGTGGGTTCCTGTTATGCCACGTTACCCAATCGCGTCCTAAAGCACTCTCGCGCATCATCTCGTAAAATTCTGTTTCCGTGCATGTAATTTCTAACGTCATCATTCACACTCCCCATATGATTTAGCTTTACCGCTTTCGCAGTTGATAGGCAGTCCCTCGGCCCAATCAGGTGTCCAACGCATACAATCCTCTACATATCGCTGTGCTTCGTCCACCTGCTCGTCAGGAACGCAACAAGCTATGCTGTCGTGAACGGTTAGGACTACAGGGTATTTCTTAGCAATACGTAGCATTTGCTCACCAATAATGCAACGGGCTATGCCTTGGCACACGTTCTCCACGACCTTGCCACCGTATAGTTTTTTGCGTCCTCGGCGTACCTTATAGGTGTACTCAACGCCCTGTGAGTTCTGGTAGCCCGACAAATCTTCGTAGTAGATATACAACCCAGAAGGTAGCTTTATACCAGACTGCTTGGCACAATATGAAACCTTATGAGACGCCCCGAAACAACCTGAAACACCCTGCGCTAGTTGCTTCACCGCGTGGTGTGCTTCGCGCCATAGTTGACTTATTCGCCAGTTGGCATCGCGATAGATATTGATTATCCGCTTGGCCTCATTTGGACTAACTTCATGTCCAAAAGTCTTTAGTTGCATACCAAATTTCTCAGCACCCATACCATAGCCAGCCCCTAGGATTGTGGTCTTACCAATAAACCGTTGCGCTCCGGTAACTTCCTCTTCGGTACAACCGTATATCTGTGCAGCCATCTTGATGTAAACGTCCTCACCTCGGGCAAAGGCTTCGGTCAGATCGTTTTGCCCTGCCAACCAAGCTAACACTCGCGCCTCAATCTGGGAACTATCCGCATCTATGACACTGTGGCCTTCGGGGGCAATAATGCTGTTCTTTAGTTTCTTACCATTGGCCCAACGGCTCGGCAGGTTTTGCAGGTTAATCTTATCTTGCCCACCCCAACGACCTGTATGTGCCGCATAGTATCGGATAGGTACAGGTAGAAGGCCGCGCTTGGATATAGCTATGAACCTTTGAGTACGTGTCTCCTCTAGTGTACTCTTGTTACCTAAGCGAGCCGCGACTAGGGACTGCACCCTATCGTCCTCATGTTCCTGTAATTCTTTAAACGCCTCGTCCGACTTGGCAAAGGCATAGGTTTCCTTGCCTGTCGTAGGGCTGATCTTACTAGGAGGAGATACACCTAGTTCTTCTAATAGCGTAGCAAACTTGACATTACTCATTAGGTCTTTCTTGTCAGCAATGTTTGCGTCCAGTAGTAATTTGTCTTTGCGGTCTTTCACATCTTCAAGATGCTGCTCTAACAAACCTGTGTCTAAGTCTAGGAAGGGTTCTATAAACATACGTAGGGTAAGGTCTATCAACTTTAGTTCCTTTCTGGGGAACGTCCTTACCATCTGCGAAAACAGTTCGTATGTTAGTTCTACGTCATTGATACAATAACGTGCGTAGTCACGTATTTCTTGCGTTGTAAAATCGGCTAGGCGTTTACCTTTTGCCATAATAACTTCGTTGCCTTTGGCACCAATACCGTATCGCTCGGACATAGCTTTAAGTGAGACGCTGTGCTCTGTACCGTGCAAGGCTCTACCCATACACATAGTATCAAACCACGCTTTAGGTTTCACATCGTAACGCCAATTTAGTATCGCTCCATCAAAAGCTGTGTTGTGTGCAATGACGCCAGTTTTTGCGAAGTCTACAGAACCTAATAGTTCTTTTACTTGCTTATCACCCTGCGCCCACTCGGTCGGATTGGGGCCGTGCTTCAGCCCCAACCCAATCACTTCAAACCTACGGTCACGTATATATTCCTCTGTCGTTATCTTCGACAAGGAGAAGTCTTGCGCGTAGTAGGTTTCAAAGTCTAACGTAACAAAGTTCACTTCTTCACTACTTTCCTTAGTGCTAACTCACCCGCACACGCCATGTAACCACAGGTGTCTATGTAGTTGTCGGGGTTGTCCTTGTTAGACTTGAGCCGTGCGATCTTCAGCAGGGCCATCATCACTGCAACATCGACGGGTGAGAAAGACCACTCACAATTAAAATACTGCTCCCACAGCATAGCTATGGCCTCAAAATTATCCTCCATATTGCCATGTGTAGCTTCACGATCTTCCGTGACATACTGCTTGGCGGTATCAAGGACACTGCTACGTGTGTATACATTGCCCATTACCTGCTTGGCCGTATCAAGGACACTACTACGTGTGTACGTACCTTCTTTGGGTGGCTTACCACTCTTAGTCAGTTCGTAGGCATAGTCAGCATCAACCCCCGCAAGCTGCTCAGTTGTATGCACGGGCAAGCTAATCTTACCCTTCCAGAAATCATACTTACGCAACTTGCCTACGTATGACGCGCTACACCCAACTTTTTTGGCTATAGACTTATCTGTGTCAGTGCCAAGGGATTTTTCTAACAACCTAAACACCTTATCACGTTTCTTCTCTTTATTGGCAGTCATAGTTCTCTCCTCATTCAAATTCTGGTACAAACCAATCATCATCCAACGCCCACAGACAGTAGGACGCTTTCTTTTGAGTGCCGAGGCGTGATACCTTGGCTTCCCAAATCTCTCCATCACGGTGCAACTTACCTAACGCAGACTGAACTTCATCGTTAGCTGCGCCTAGCTTAGACGCTATCTCAATAGCCTTATGTGCGTACTGATTGTCTGTTTCAGACAGCAAGCTAAGTATGCGATCTTCCATCTTAGCTACCACTACGCGAGGGGTTTCTTCGCTTGACTCACCTGCATCAACAGAATGTGTTACGCTTTCAGCAATAATACCCACAACCTGATATTTGGTTGCGTTAACCATCCTTGAAGTGTTAGGTATTACCCGCATCTGGGCAAGTGTACCTTCGGCAAGGTCGTATTTGTTGACAAGATTAGGCGGTATAAACACCCGTTCCCCTTGATCTATGTCAACTCCAAATCCGCATCGCTTACCTACTAATACGTGCTGTACGTATATTTTTAGTGTGTTTAACATTGTGTATTTTCCTCTGATCGTATTATTTTTATGAGGGTAGTAATGACTTAAATTTACTTCCCTAAGATGTTAGCCATAAAGTCGTTAGCGGCACGTAACGCTTCCTCCTCCGCTTCCGCAGTTGTCGCTAGAAAACCCTCCCGCTCTTTTTCTATCAATATATGGTCTGCTAATATGCAGGATACGTGCATCATAATAGAGGGCCATTCTCGCTTCTTATCCTGTGAGATTATTATGTTAGCCATAATAGACCCTAGGAACATAGATGACATATCCGCGTCATCCGTTTTAGGTATGATAGAGGTAATTAACCCTATCATCTTTTTGTAATCATCCCCGTTCATTACGTACTTCCCTTAAACTTTAGTTGATAACGTTTGGCTCTCCTTATCACGTCCTCCACAGGCGTACCTGTAATCCGTGAGGCTTCCGCGACAGTGAAGCCCTGCTCCGATAATCGCAGGAGAGTTTTAGCAGGTCTTGACCTCTCAATCTCGGACATGCGAGGCTTACCGCTGCTCCTAGCATGTTCCTGCACGGCCCCATATTTGAGTGATCGGCCTCCACAATATTCAATCATCCGTTTGTTCTCAATCAAGGCCAACGCCTTCATCTTTTCCAAGGCTGTCAATGTTCCCTCCTAACTTCTTTGTACCTGTTACATACATGACGAATAGCTGCTGCGTGATCTTCTCAAGTTCCGCTTT